AAAAGCGGCAAAAGGCAAAATGGTTCCTAAAGCCCGCCTCGATGAGGTGCTTGCAAAGCAGAAAGCCCTACAGAAGCAGCTTGATGAGATAAATGCTGCGAAAGAAAAAGCCGAAGAAGCCCCCGAAGACTACGATTTTGATGCGAAAGAAGTCGAATACCAGAACATGGTGCTCGATGGCGAGACTGACAAAGCAGTAGCGCTGCGACGAGAGATCAGAAAGGCGGAGCGCGAGCAGGTTGAGTACGAAATGCGCCAAGAAATGACGCAAACCGTAAGCCAAGACAGACAAATGAATGCGCTTCAGCAAGCAGCGACCGCTATGGAAGAAGCGTATCCAGTGTTCGACCGTGACTCAGCGGAGTTCAACGAGGATTACACGAACGAAGTCCTCGAATTGCGCGATGCGTTCATGTCTACCGGCTATGACGTCGTAGACGCGCTGTCAAAAGCCGTCAAATACGTTGTGAAAGACCACGATTTAGACCAATCGGAAGAAAGCGCACCGAGTTTGGCTGGAAAAGCGCCGTCTGTAGACGAGGTCGCGAAGAAACGCGCGCAAGTAAGCAAAAAACTGAAGGCCGCAGAAGCTCAACCACCTGAATTGCCAGGTGAAAGCTCCTCGGTGCATGGGGAGAAAGGTCTAGACGTCTCCAACATGACCGAAGAAGAGTTCGAGGCGTTGCCTGAAGCCACCCTAAGACGCCTACGCGGCGATATTTTGTAAGGAGCAGCCTGAATGGCGAGCGAAAGAGACCCACGATTAGCCCGAGCAGGTGTCTCGGGCTTCAATAAACCGAAGCGGACGCCTAATCACCCGAAAAAATCACACATTGTTGTGGCTAAAGAGGGAGATAAGATCAAAACCATACGTTTTGGTGAGCAAGGGGCTAAGACTGCGGGCAAACCCAAGGCTGGGGAAGGCGACAAAATGCGTAAGAAGCGCGCCAGCTTCAAAGCACGCCACGCTAAGAACATATCCAAGGGCAAAATGAGCGCGGCCTATTGGGCAAACCGCGTGAAGTGGTGATCTGATGGCTAGAACAGACGAACCTAAGTGGAAACGCATTGTCGCGTCGGTTAAGGCGGGCTCAGCTGGCGGAAAACCTGGCCAGTGGTCAGCCCGTAAGGCGCAAATCGCAACGCAGCGCTACAAAAAGTCAGGTGGCGGCTACAAGGGCCCCAAAACAAAGGCTCAAAAGTCGCTGTCTAAGTGGACTAAAGAGGAATGGGGAACAAAGTCCGGTAAAAACTCAACTCAAGGAAGCAAAGCGACAGGTGAAAGGTATCTCCCGAAGAAGGCTCGAAAGGCTTTATCAGACAAGGAGTACGCTGCCACTTCCCGAAAGAAGCGGGAAGACACAAAGAAAGGCAAGCAGTTCTCAAAGCAGCCAAAGAAAATAGCGAAGAAGACAGCACGGGTTCGAAAAGCGAGCCACCGCCCTAGCCGCCGCAGTTGATTTAGGTGTTGCATACATATATTAGTATCGCTAATATTCGATGTATATTCGTCCATCAGAGCGATATCTGATCGGCCCGTAGCCGTAAAAAACGTAACCATCGCCTGCACAAGGCGTAAAACCTGCCGAGGTCGCTCTCGTTAAAACGCGCTAGTTCGTCGTCCCACGACACGGGAACACGGATTAGCCGCTCCAGTAAGTCGGCTAAACGAGCAGCTTTATTAGCTGCGCTATTAATACGACAATTTTATGGAGGCCATCATGGCTTTAACGAACTTCGGTACGCTTACGGGCGACCAACTGCAGATGTGGTCGCGTGATTTCTGGAAAGTAGCACGCAACCAATCTTTCATTAACCAGTTCGCTGGTACTGGCTCTAACGCGATGGTTCAACGCGTCACTGAGTTGACGAAGAACAACAAAGGCACGAAAGCAAACATTACGTTGCTTGCCGACATGACCGGTGACGGTATTACAGGCGATAACACGCTTGAAGGGAATGAAGAAGCCCTGCGCGCGTTCGATATCAGCATCGAGCTGGATCAGCTGCGTTTTGCTAATCGGATCGCTGGCCGTATGACGGATCAGAAGACGGTAGTGAACTTCCGTGAGCAGTCTCGCGACGCACTTGCCTATGCAATTGCGGACCGTTGTGACCAGTTGGCATTCTTGACCCTGTCAGGTGTTGCTTACACTCACAAAAACAATGGTGCTCTGCGTACTACTTCCTCTTCAGCTGGTCACGAACTGGTTGACCTTGAGTTCGCTTCAGACGTATCTGCCCCGACTAACAAGCGTCACCTTCGGGTCGATGTGTCAGGTGGTACGTCAACGTTAGCAGTTGGTGATACCACCGCTGTTGCTGCGACCGACAAGATCGCTTATCGCGATATTGTGAACCTGAAAGCGTACGCCAAGGATAACTACATCCGAGGTATTCGAGGTGCTGGTAACCAAGAAACCTTCCACATGTTTGTTACTCCACAGCAAATGGCTGATCTCAAGCTTGATAGCGATTTCTTGGCCAACGTGCGTAATGCCGGTGTCCGAGGAACTGCGAACAGCCTGTTCGCGGGTTCTTCAAGCCTGATGGTAGACGGCGTGATGATCCATGAGTTTCGTCATGTGTTTAACACTACTGGCGCAGCTTCTGGTGCTTCTGGCAACGCTGGTGCTGCAGGGTACAAGTGGGGCGCTGGCGCTAACGTAGACGGTGCTCGCGCATTGTTCTGCGGCGCTCAAGCTCTCGCACTGGCTGATATTGGTCTGCCTGAGATGGTCGAAGACACCTTCGACTACGGCAACCAGTCAGGTATCTCCGTAGGCAAGATCTTTGGCCTCCGTAAGCCCAAGTACAACAGCGACATTAGTGGCTCTGTACAGGACTTCGGTGTCATCTGCCTCGATACCGCTCAGTAGAGCTGATAGCCCCCTCTTCGGAGGGGGCTTCCTTTTTTGGAGTGCCCGAATGAGAAAGAGACCTTTCGCTACGGCAAAGAAAGCAGGCAAGAAGACGTTCACTTGGAACGGTAAGAAGTACACCACCAAAACTAACTAGGCAATAAATCATGAAGATTGTGAGCAGTGAGGATTTACGCATTACAACATTGGGCGGCACGGCCGTCCTTTTCGACGCAGGTGTTCCGCGAGAAATATCTGACGAGATCGGTCTTTTAGCTATTCAACAGGGCGCTAAGGAACTTACCGACGCAGCTGTTGTCGAAGAAGAAATCGATGTTTCAGTCGTTGAGGAAGTAGCGGTAGAAGAAACCGTGCAACTAGATTCAGAACTAGTCACTGCCCTCGAAAAAATGATGGATGAAGGTGACCCAGACAATTTCAAAACGGACGGTTATCCAAAGGCAGCGGCTGTAAACAAAGCTGTTGGGAGAACCGTTAATACGGATGCCCGAGAAGCTGCTTGGGAATCAATTCTTAACTCATAGGCGAAGACGATGACGGTAACGGTTCAAAGCGTTATTGACCGAGTACAAGCAGTACTTCAGGACACCACTGGCGTGCGGTGGCCGGTAGTTGGTGAGCTTGTACTGTGGGTGAACGATGCTCAACGCGAGATCGCTTTGTTGAAGCCGGACGCATCGGCTAAGAATGAGACAATCACACTCGCGACGGGTACCAAGCAATCGATTCCGGCTGGTGGCAACAGGCTGCTAAAGGTCGTACGGAACATGTCTGCCGCAAGCAGCGGCACGGGCAAACGTGCTGTGCGACTTGTTGATGCCGAGGTTCTTAACGGACAAACCCCCGACTGGCACGACCCCGCCGTATCCGGCGATGCGGCTCATACGAATATCGTAAAGCACTACACATACGAAGAATCTAACCCTCGGAACTTCTACGTTTACCCCGGCGTTGCTGGTGCCGCGTACTTAGAAATCATTTACTCAGATAACCCAAGTACGGTTGCCCAAAGCGGGAATCTAAGTATTCCAGATATCTTTGCGAACGCCGTTATGAACTACGTGCTCTACATGGCGTACATGAAAGACGCCGAATACGCAGGTAATGCCCAGCGCGCTGGAACGCATTACCAAGTATTCCAAGCGCAAGTCACTGGTAAGGGTGCGATCGACGCACTCACGAATCCGAATACTGAACGCAGAACGGCTGCGGGAGCGTAAAGCATGGCGATTTCATACGAAACGCTTCTTCCTGAAATCCTGCCGGTGGTGTCTGGGTGCTCCGACACAATGGTAGAGAACAGCATCCGCGCTGCCGTTATCGAGCTGTGCGAACTGTCAGAGGTGTATCAGGCAGAGCTTGATCCAGTGACTACTGTCGGCGGGATATACGAATATGACCTAGAGCCGCCAAGCGGTACTTCGGTCCAAAAGATCCTCTGGGTCACGCACGAAGGTAAAGACATAGAACCTTTATCCAGCACGCTTTTAGAGCAACGGATACCAAAGTGGCGAGAAGGCAACGGTGTACCCGAATACTTTGTGCAGCAAAGCACCCAGACGTTCTGGCTAGCTCCCGTACCTACAACGACGTCTGTATCTAGCACGATTGTGCGCGCAGTGCTGAGGCCGACTCATAGTAGCACTGCCTGTGACAACGACGTAATGGATCGCCATAGGGACACGATTGTTAACGGAGCACTATTCCGATTGCTGCGGATTCCAAACAAAGACTGGACGGATCTGACCGGTGCAGGCTTGTACGGATCTTTATTTAATGACGGTGTAAAGCGCGCCGAGGTACAAGCTCGTGGGGCAGACACCGGCATAGCTAGGAGAGTTCGATATGGCGGAAGTTCGGGTGCTTTGCGCACAAGACGACGACGTTACGGTAGCGGAGGATAAACCAGCTTTTGCACAGATCCGTGATGAGTGGGACTGGGTGAAGTGTGGAATTGAAGAAATTTTAGCTGAGCAAGCTCAGCTTACGTTTAGACCAGAAGATGTATATGCAGCTTGTCTAAACGGAGAAGCCCACCTTTGGGTAGCACCAGAGGGGTTTGTAATCACCACCGCAGAGGTGGACGAGTTTACTGGGGCAAAGACATTTTTGTTGTGGCTTGCATGGGCAAAGAAGCGCGGAGCTAGTTGCGCGATTAAGTACCTCCGCTTTTTTGCGGAGCTAGCCAGAGAAAACGGTTTCAAGAACATCGAAACCCGAACGCCTATACCAGCTTTAGAGGATTACTTTTTAGCTGAAGGTTGGAAGAAAGACACAGTAATTTACACGAGAGAACTGTAATGGGTAGCAAACCAAAGCAATCAGACTACAAAGCATCAGAGGCCGAGAAAACTGAAGCCCGCGTTGGTGCGCAGAAAGCTGAGTTTTTTAATCAAACCTACCAGCCTCTGAACGTTGCCGAACTAAAAGACTCCCTGACCGACGATATCAAGAATATCGCACGACGCCGTAGTAATGCGGATGTAATGCAGGGGCTGACCGCTAATCCGAATTACAGCCAGACACAAAACGCTGGTCAAGTAGCAGCGGACTTATCTGGCGCTTATCAAGGCCAACTCGGAAAAGCAGGTGCTGGTGCGCTACAGATCCAGAACACGAGAGGCGCGGCGGCTGTCGGCGTAGCACAGGGTCAAAGTGCAGATGCAGGATCAGCTTTATCCACACTCACTAATATCGGTACCAGCCGCGCTTTGACTAGAGCGAAGAATAATGAATTGATGCGACAGGCTCGGTTGGATGCAGGAATGAAGATTGCTGGCGCAGCAGCCGACAAGAAGTTTGGTAGTGGCGAGACTAACCCCGACAAACAAAATAAATGGGATAAATTCTCAGCCGCATACAACAAAGCGAGGAAGGTCTAATGGCCTTCGAAAACGCTCCACAGTTCTCACAGGGTCAAGGCTCGTCGCTGACCGCGTATAAAGGCGGCGAGGTAGACCCTGAGCAGACCCTTGCAAATATTACGCAAGCTGATTA